ACGAATAATTACTTGAATATCTGAGTCTTGGAATATCTTGAATGTGTATGAGAAAGTAGTTGTAGAGTTATCACCACTATAACTGTTTCTAACTGTAGTTGAAGATATTGTCATAAAGTTCCTTTATTATATTTTAATCACTATGTCTATTATTATTCTAATCCTTTAGGTATTTGTTTTTCACCAGCTTTTAAAGGTGTTAGCATTTCATACTTATATCCTTGTGATTTCTCTATTTCTTTTCTAACTTCTGGATATTTCTGTAACATATTAGCATAAGCTAATTTTTTATAACCTTCAAATATTCTTTTAACAATATACTCTTTACCACCATCAAATGTTTCATCACCTTCTTTAGCTGATTTATATTGTGATGTTTTAAATGTATTTTCTAATTTTTGTTTAAGTGTTGTACCATCAAAATCCTTAGCTTTACCAACTTGTTCTAACCAATAATCATAAGCAGTTTGATCTCCTTTTTTAAATTCAGTTAAATCAACTTTAAACTTTTTAATTTCTGGTGCTGATAGTGTTAATTTAAGTCTTGCAACTTCATAAGATACTGGATCTTGTTTAACATCTGATGATTTTCCAACCATTGTTGGTCCCATAAACCAGAAAGAAAAAGAAGCTATACCATCTGGATTTATAACTAATCCTGTTGGTTTCTTTTCAATAGGTTCGCCAGTTAATATATCTCTTTTTGTTTCTAAGTAACCTTTGGCAAAAGGAGTCTTAGCAATAATTTGATCTATAAATGATCTTGTTTCTAACGCTTCTTTATCTGGATCTATTCCAAGTAAAGGAACACCTTGAGATCTAAATGATACAAAAGGAATAAGATTACCTACAACTCCACCAAAGAATTGAGAAATGTTTTTAGGAGTAGGTTCAGCTAAAACTTCAAATACATCTGATAATCCTCTTAAATAAGTTTTATTAGTTACGTTTTTAAATACTGTTAAAAATGCAGAACCAAATATATCTGATTTATCTTCATCATTAATGTTTGCTATATTTTCTTTTAAATCTGCCATAATACCTAAAACATAAAAACGAGGATCCATTCTGTTGTATTGAATATAAGTTACTGTTCCATCTGAATTTTGTCTTGCAAATGAGTAAGGTTGCCATCCAAGAGATAACCATTGTTTTTTAATATCAAAGTTTGCTGGACCATTACCTGTAAGTTTAGGTAATCTCATACCATCTTTAGTTTCAACATATTCTAATGCAACATCTAATGCATACATTGTTCCAGCGAATCCTAGAGCTTGTCTTCCTAGAACTTCTGCTCTTGCACGTCTATCTCCACTATTCCATAACTCTTGATTTTGTTTTGTTAAAGCACCAAAGCCTGGAACACGATTACTAAAATGCCTCCATAAGTTAGTTGGAGTTCTAATGAATGGCATAATAAATCTAAACTCAGGAGATTGTCTTAAAAAGTTTTCAATTTTAGATCCCCAGTTTAAATAAGAACCATTAGTTAATGAATTTGTAAATGTAGATTCTCTAGCATATTGTAATGCTTTTTCATTAATAGGATTATTTTTAATATTTGCTAATCCATTTTTATCAAATCCTTCTTTTAAAATTCTTTCAATATTCTTTTTACCTTCTTTAGATGTAATATCTAAACCAAGTTCCATTGTATTTTCTAAAGCATTAGAAAGTAATCTTCCTCTGTAATTAACTTGTTTTAAAAATTCATCACTTGTAATTAATAATCTTGATGGAAGTTCAACAACTCTACCAATCCAATCTACTGCAGTTCCAACTCTTCCATTAAATCCTAAATTAGCTGCACTGATTGGTCTTACTGTTTTACCATTAACAATTTGTAAATTATCTTGAGTTCTAGCAAGTGGATCAAGAACAGCATCTCCTTGTTTTAATGCAATAAAAACAGCTTTTAAAGTATCTCTAAATGAATGAATCATTCCACGATACTGAGCAAATCCTAATTGAATTGATTTTTTATCTCTTGCAATAGCACCACCAATAACTTGTTCCATTGGTCTAATGAGTGCTTCATATAATCCACTTTTTAAGTTTACTGCTTGTGTAAATACACCAGATAATAATGAGTTAATATAAGCTGAGTTAAATACTTCTATTGCTTTTTGATATTTAGTTTTGCCAGCATTTTGAATAACCTCATCTAAAGAACCTGTTGAAAATTTCTTAGCAAGAATAATAGGATTAGAATTATATAATCTTACAAATTCAGCAGCTTTTTCTGCATCAACAACTTTACCACCTACTGCACCAACTTGTACTCTACCAGCTTGAGTTACTCGTGCAGCACCTCTGATTTGTTCTTTTAATGAATAAGTTACATTTTGAATTAGATTTGCATAATTAGCAATTTCTTGTCTTGCTTCTTTAGTCCAAAGTTTTTCATTATCCCCAAATTGCTTAACATATTTAATAGATGTATCTTGTAAATTTCTAGCAATTTCTTGTAATACCATTTTAGATGCTAACATTCTAACTGTTCCTTGTTTAGCAGCTTCAGTTTGTTTTGGTAATGCTCTTAATATTTCATCTTTATTTCTTGCTAATGTTGTTGCAAGTTCTTCTGCAACGTCATTTCTCAATACATCATTTTCTAAAAAGTTTTTAGTAGCATCATCAAATTGATCTGCAACATCATCTATTGTTTTAAGAACATGTTCAGCATTTCTAAATGATTTAGTATTTAATATTTTTTTAATAAAAGATTCTGAATCTGCTTTTGCAGTCTTTTCACCAACTTTAAATTCTTTTGTAAGTTCATCTACATTAATTGCAGGATTACCATCAACGATTGCTTTTCTAACAACTAATGCTGTTTTATTACCAGCTTGAACTTCTTTTATTGCCTCGCCTGCTTCTTTATAGATTGCATTCTTTTCATCAAAATTTTGTGTGGCTTTAGCTTTTTTAAATGCTTTAATTCCAAATAAAACTCCTTCTGCTACTCCTCCAATAATCATACCTTCAATAACATTTTTTAATCTACCTTCCATTTCTGTGTCTTCTTCATCTGTAGCAAGATATTGAGTAACAGCATTATTTAATACTGGTGAATCAAATTCAACTAACATATCTGATAATCTTCCTTCATTAGGATCAAAGACAGTAAGATCGGCAACTGCACCTGCAGTCATACCTCTTAATGCTGTAACACCAAAACCACCAACTAATCCTGCTCCTTTAAGAAATTTGTTTGGTGTATAAAACCCAGTAACAAATCTTGAAACTCCTTCAGTAATATTACCAGCTAATGTTTTTGGTTTATAAAATAATGGTAATTGTCTTTCTTCTGAATATCTTTTTTCTTTCCATCTTGTTGGTGAAACATATTGTGGAATAAAATCTTTGAATGATAATTTTCCATCTTTATCACCAAATTCAATACCACCTAAAGATACAATATTTTCATCTAAGAAATCTCCTTGTTCTTCAACAGCATTAACAACTCCTTGTGGAATTGATAAAGTCATATCTCCAACTGTACGCCAAAAACCAAAATCATTTTCCTTTGGATCTTTAACTAAACCAGATTGTTTAGGTTGTATCTTTTCATAATTTGCTTTTTCTTCATTAAAAAAATTTAATAAATTAGGATCTATAGGTTGAGGTTTGCCAGTAGGTTTAGGTTCTGGTGCTACTGTTTCTGTAATAGGAACAGGTTGTGTGTTTATATTTTTATTAGGAGTATCTGGTGTAGAGAAAAACTCCTGCAAAGCTGGATCAATAGTAGGCATTTATTCCTTCTGTCTTGATTGAATAACTTTTTGATATTCTTTTAAAAAACCATTAACATCTGGATTGCCATTTTTATCTTTATATCCATTTAATTTAGCTAATGTTTTTAATTGATTAGGTTGAGTAGGATCTAAATTATAAGATGTAATAAGATCAGCAATCTGTTGTTTTTCTCTTACAATATTAAATTTGTTTTTCTGTAAATCAAATGTTGTAATCTTTGCAATATCTGCATCTCTATATTTATCAATTAATAAAGTTGATAATTCTTTTGCATATAATTTTTTTTCTAATTTAGATGCTGAAGGATTGGCAGCTAAGAATTGATTAAATCTTTGATCATATTCAAAACCAGATTCTGTTGCTAAAGTTTTATTTCTTTGACCAGATAAATCTGGAACAATTGCATTATAGAATGTTTTCTGTAATATATCTTTTTGAGCTGTACTATACTCATTAACTTCTGTTCCTTGTACAACTTTAGCTTTAATCTGTTCATGATCTATAGATTCATTTAATAACTTTTGTTTAAAATCACTCCAGTCGCTTTGTTGTTTACCAGTTAATACTTTTGCACCATTGGCTCTTTGTAATGTTTCAAATTCATTTGCCATTTGGATAGCTCTTTCATAATCAGAATTAGGATCTCCTTTAACAGCAATCTTAGAAATCTTTTCTTTATAAGTAATAAACAATGCTTTTGATAATTCATCATCTTTAACAAATCTTGTAGCACCAAATGCCTCATCCATCTTAGCAAAGTTTTCTTTAGCATTTTTTGTTCCAATAACAGAATCTAAATCTATTAAAAACAAATCACGTTCAACTGCATTTCTTTTATTAATTTCATCTATTGGAGATAATTGCATAGACTTAACAAAGTCAGTTGCATTATCTAACATTGATGTTTTAACTTGTGCTTTAATAATAGGGTTGTCTTTATAAGTTATATATTTTGCAGCTAAATTGTTTTGTGTAGTATTATAAGAACTTACGCTTTCAGCTTCTAATGCTTTAAAAGATTGTTTTTTAATATTGTAAATATAATCACCATACTCAAGATCTAAATTTTGTTTTATTCTATTTCTTACTCCAGCATTAGAAACACCATTTAATTTTTGTTTTGTTAATTGTTCCCATTTTTTTGAAAAATTTTGAATAGCGTTTGTTTCGTTAAAGTTATTTTCTTCTTGTTTTAAAAATTTATCTGCTTCACCTTTAATAATAAAAGTTTCTTTTTTAGCTTCAATCTTCTCTGTTAAATCTTGTTGAGCAACATAATAATTATTTAATTTTTCAATTGCTGGAACTAATTGAGCAATGGGTCCACCAGTTAAGGGTTCTTGATATTGAGTTTTAATATCAGCAACATCTGAAGTAATTCTTGTCTGTGCTGTAAATGTAGGTATCTTTGGCATATTTTAAGCAAATGGGTTAGGTATATTACTTAATAAAGTTTTACCAGGTTTTGATTCTCCAAAAGTAACAGCAGCACTAGCTAATGTTCCAAAAGCTGCTGATCTACCTCTTTCTCTTGCGACTTGTCCCTGTATTCTTGCAAAGTTAGCTTCATTAAATTTAGATTGTTGTGCTACTTTAGAATTATAATTAATTGTATTTCTTTCTAATTGTGCCTGTGTATCATTATTATGTAATATTCTTAATCCAGATCCAGATAAATCTGCACCAGATGTTAAAATTCTAGTTTTAGTTTGTCCCTGAAGTTGTGAAAATTTTTGATCAAATCTTTGTAAATCAACTTCTGTTTGTTTTTCTAATTGTTCTCTTTCTTGTTCAGCTATTTGTGCATTTCTATTATAAACTTGTTGATTAAATTTTCCAGCTGCACTTTGATTTGCGGCTTGAACAACTGATAATCCTGCTGATACGTATGGTAAAAAAGGTAAAGCTACAGCCATTAGTAAATCCTCGCAAATCTATAATGATCGCTACCATCAAATCCGTAGCTTTTCATTAATCCTTCATTAGTAAATCCCAACCACTTAGCAAATCTAATTCCAATTCCAAAGTCTGCACGAACTGCAGTTTGTAATCTTTTAATATTATTAGATGTTGCAAGATAATCTATATTTTGCTTTACAGCTTTTGCAATCGTTATTGGATAATTCCAAACATCATTCTTAGCAATGAACCAACCCTCAGCTACATTACCCCATATTCTTTTCATACCAGCTGCTGCAATAACCTTATCATTAATTAATCCTGTAAATGCTAAATGCTCTTGTTCTAAATCCATACATTCTTTATTGTTATCATTAATAATAAAGAATGTATGGATTTAGAACAAGAGCATTTAGCATTTACAGGATTAATTAATGATAAGGTTATTGCAGCAGCTGGAATAACC